TGAAGCAGAAGGACACGGCGCTGGAGCACGAGGCGCGCCGGATCGCGGTGCTGGAAGCGAAGGCGGCGCAGGCGGATGCGGCGAAGGCTGTGACCGGCGACGCGAAGCTCAGCGCGGAGGAAAAGGCGGCGAGGATGAAGGAGATCTTTGGATTCTGATGGCACGCAAATCGACAGATGCGCGGAACGCGATGGATGAGCTGCGGAGCAATCTGCAAGCGTCCGAAGCGCCGGCGATGCCCGACCAGATCCGCGTGGCCTACGAGGCGGCGAAGGGCAATCCGCTGTGGGCGGCGGCCACTGAGGAGCTGGAGCGCCTGGTGGCGATCCACGTCCTGGGACACGTGCATAGCGGCTGGGTGAATCCCTATCCGAAGGAGGATCCGCGCTCGCTGCTGCTCGAACACCAGTTCGTCCCCTTCCACGATCCGGCGCGCTACATCCTGCAACTCCAAGGGCGGCAGAGCGGGAAAGACTTCACCCTTGAAGGGCATGCAGTGACCGACTGCTACCGGCGGAAGACGCAGTGGATGATCGCGGCCCCGTCCGAGCGACAGTCCCTCAGCTCCCTGGAACAAGGCAAGCTGTGGGCGCGTGCCTACGATCTCCAGATCGCGGACTATGACGAGCAGCGGATGGGCCCTGACTCCACCTCGCTGCTGAAGAGCGCGACGATCACCTACCACAATGGCAGCAAGCACTGGGCGGTGCCGGGGCGGCCGGACACGGTCCGCGGCGAAAGCGCCAACGTGGGCCTGACGGAAGCCGACTTTTTCGAGCAGCCCTTGGCGACCTGGCGGGCGATCCTGCCGAGCATCACGAACCCGCTGCGGGGCGGCCTGAAGAAAGCCCGAGTGGTGACCACTCCGAACGGCAAGGGCGGCCTGGCCTGGAAGATCTACGACAAGCCGGCCGGGAAGATGACGTGGAGCATCCACAAGATCACGCTGCTGCACGCGGTGCTGATGGGGCTGCCGGTGGATGTGGCGGAGATCCGGGAGGCGATGGACGATCCCGAGGGCTTCGCCCAGGAATACATGGTGGAGTTCCTGGATGGCAGCAATGTGCTGCTGCCCTACGAGATCATCCAACTGGCGGAGAGCTTCGAGGCGAGCGAGGTCTGGGATCTGGCAGCATCGCAGGGCGGCGGGCAGGTTTTCTGCGGGATCGACTTCGGCCGGAGCAACGACCCGACCGTCTGCTGGACGCTGGAGCGTGTGGGCGACATCCTGTGGACCCGCGAGGTGCTGGTGCTGCGCGACATGCCGACCGACCAGCAGGAAGAGATCCTGCGCCCGCGGATCAAGCGGGCCAGCAAGGTGAGCCTGGACTACACGGGGCCGGGCATCGGCCTGGGGGATTACCTGGTCAAGGAGCACGGCCAGTGGAAGCCGGAGGCCCACAAGATGGGCAAGGTGGAGCTGGTGACCTTCAGCGCGAAGCTGAAGCGCGAACTCTTCCCGAGGCTTCGCCGCGCCTTCGAAGCGCCGACGAGACTGCGGATCCCGAGCAGCGTGGAGATCCGCGAGGACCTGCACGAGGTGCGGCAGATCATCACCAACGGGGAATACAACTACTGGAGCCCGCGGACGAAAGAGGGCCACTCGGACCGCTGCACGGCGCTTGCGCTGGCGGTGCGAGCGGCGGAGGGGCCGACGGCGAGTCCCGAGTTTGAGAGCTTGGGCGCCCGGTCGGAATTCGACGGCGAACATCACGGCCGTGGGAGGCGGTTTGCAGGATGATCATGACGAAATCAGCAGAAGGCCGTTTTTCGGGGGGTGACCACCGTCCCCGCGCCATGAGTGGGCCGGTGCCCAAAAACGCGCCCAAGGGGCTTGCAACGGCTTGCACGGGGCCGCGGCGGAAAGGAGGCGACCAATGATCGGGAGTGAGCCGCTGGTGACCAGCCTGGAGACCATCCGGACCTGGCGTCAGACCAAATACAATCCGCTGCGCTCCCTGACGCCGGCGAGGCTCGCCTCGGCGTTGGAAGCGTTCGAGACCGGACACCTGCGCGAGGCCGCGCTGATCTTCGAAACCATCGCCGATCGCGACGACACGCTGAAGAGCGTGAAGCCGAAGCGGGAGAAGGAAGTGTCGCAGCTCGACCGCCAGGTGGTTGCCCTGCCGAACTCCGGCGCCGAGGGCGAAGCGCACCGCGAGGTGCTGGCCGATTTCTGGGAGACCGTCCGGGCGGTGAACGCCTACGACCGAAACGAGCGCGGAGGATTCCGCCGCCTGGTGAAGCAGATGATGACGGCGGTGTCCTACCGCTACGCCGCCCATCACATCGTGTGGCGTCCGACCGGCGGTCGGCTGCGGGCCACCTTCGAGTTCGTTCCATTGTGGCTGTTCGAGAACGTGACGGGCACGCTCCGCTACCTGAAGAATCCGTGGCACACGCAGGGCGAGCTGCTGGCGGATGGCGAGTGGATGGTCACCCAGGGCGACGGATTGATGATCGCCTGCTCGATCGGCTATTCGGCGAAGCGCAGCGCCTTCAACGACTGGCTGGTCTTTTCGGAGAAGTTCAGCGTGCCGGGCGTGCTGGGCCGGACCAAGCACGGCAAGGACACGCCGGAAGGGCAGGCCATGCGGGCCGCGGTGGCGGCATTCGGGCATGACTGGCAAGGCGTCATCTACGGCGACGATGGCACCCACGACAAGCCCATCGACATCATCCAGGCGTCCGGGAGCCCGACGGGCATGCCGATGCCCGCGGTGGTCGAGCGCGTGGATCGCAAGTTCGCGGCACTCTACCGCGGGGCCGATCTTTCCACGATGAGCGCCGGCGGCGGCGAGGGCACCGGCGCAAGCCTGCAAGGCAAGGAGAAGGACATCCTGCTGGCCGACGACGCGGAGACCATCAACGAGACGCTGGCCGAGGTGTCCCGCCGGGTCATCGAGTGGCACTTCGGATACGGGGTCGAGCCGCTCGCAAAGGTCGAGCTCATCGTGCCGAGCGATGACGACGAGAAGTTCTACCTGGATGCCGTGAAGGCCCTGAAAGACATGGGCGTCCGCGTGGCGAAGGGTGCGGTGCTCGACCGCTTGTCGATCCAGGAAGCCGGCGAAGGCGACGAAGCGCTGGGGGATCCGCCGCGGCCGCCGAGGGGTGAGCGCGTGCCGGAGTCGATCGCGAACTCGCAAGATGCAACCGCGCCTGATGCGCGCCGGGTGCAAAAGCTCCGCAAGAGTCTGGAACGCGGCCTCCATCCTCTGGGTGATGCCCTTTTCGCGGCCTACCAGGCCGGGGACGAAGCGGCCATGCGGGCCGCGCTGAAGAAAATCTCCCGCGATATGCCCGGCCTGGCCGGCGACGCCGGCGAACTGGCCGATCTCCTGGCCATCGAAATGGCCGCCGCGTTCAGCGCCGGCGAGCCGGACTGAAACCGACCCAACATTCCGACCCCGATGAAACACACTCCCATCTCCCAGATCCTGGTGCGCGCGCTGGTCGCCAGCCGCCGCGAAGTGGTTTGCAACGAAGCCACCCCGGCCGCCCGCGAAGACGCCGAAGCGAACGCGGCGGATGAACCGATCGACAGCGGGGCCGACAACTGGATCAAGATCGCGCCCTTCGGCACCTACCCCGGATCGAAGCCGGGTCGCCCGCAGCACTTCACCGAAATCGAGGCCAACGCGATGATCGCGGAGTTCAGCAGCCTGCGCGGTCGCGCCGGGCGGCTCTTCCGTGGCATCCCGATCTTCATCGGCCACCCGGACCAGAACCCTCAGCTCTACACCGACCACCGCCGCCTGGGGAAGGTGACCAACCTGGAGACGCGTCAGGACGGTCTCTACGGCGAGGTGCAGTGGAACGCCCTGGGAGAAGAGAACAAGCGTGAGGGCTACTGGGTCTATCCGTCCCCACGCTGGGACGCGCCCGCCGGCCGCCCGGAGTTCCGCCCGGACCGCCTGATTTCCATCGGCCTGACCAATACCCCGCGCATCGCCGCGAGCGAGCCGGTCACCAATTCGAACGATCCCGACCCAACCAACGAAACCACCGAAACCACCGACATGGACCGCAAGATCCTCACCGAAAAACTGGGACTCGACGTGACGGCCACCGACGAGGAGATCCTCGCCAAGCTGGCCGCCGTGATGTCCGCCGCCACGACTGCCGAGACCGCCAAGAGCGAAGCCGAGACCGCCAAGAGCGAAGCCGAGACCGCCAAGAGCGAGATGGAAACCGCGGCGAACTCGCTGGCGGAGGCCAACAGCCGCATCGCCGCGCTGGAACGCGAGGCGCAGGCCGCCCGCGAGGCGGAGGCGAATGCCCGGCTGGATGTCGCCGAAACCACCGGCCGGATCACCAAGGCGGAGCGGGCCGAATGGCTGCCGCGTTTGACCGGCGCGGACCGCGAGGCGCAGGCGAATGCCCTGGCCGGCCTGAAGCCGAAGCTGAACACCCGGCCGATCGACGTGACCAAGCAGCGCGTCGAGATCGGGGATGAGCGCGGCCGCCGCGAGGCGATCGCCAACGCGGTGTCCGCCTACGAGGCGAAGGGCATGACCTACGATGAAGCCTGGGCCGCGGCCAAGCGCGACCCGGAGCTGAAGGCGGTGTGGGATGCCATGCAGTCCCACGTTTGATCCGCCGCTCTGACAATTCCCACACCAACTGACACCAACACGATGAAGAAGAACACCGATGCCGGCACCGCCGGCGAACAGCAAACCGCCGACGCGCCGGCTGTCACCGCGTCGTTCGACGAAATCCACGCCGCCGCGATCGCCGCGAAAGTGGCCGCCGGCCTGACCCGCGAGCAGGCGATCCAGGTGATCACCAGCCAGGTGGAAGAAGACGCGAAAGCCGCACCTGTCGCCTGACCCCCGAGCTCCCAATCCCAACCCCAATCCACAACACGAGATCCATGAAACTGATGAACTGCCTGAGCATGCTCCTGCTCGCCATCATCTCGCCCTTCCGCTTCCGGGCGGAGCGCGAGGAAGTCTGCAATGTCGCCGGCCCCTTCCCGAACCCTACCGGGGTGGCCACGGTGGTGCTGGAAGCCAACTTCCCGGCCAAGTATTTGCTGGCCGCGCGCGGCACGGGATCCCAGAGCGCCATCCTCTGCACCGCCTCGCTGGCGCCGGTGGGTGTGCTGATCGACGACGGTGTCGTCGGCGAGCGGCTGGCCTGCGCGATGCTCGGGGCCTTCCCCGGCACGGTGTCGATGGTCGCGTCCAAGGCCATCGCCGAAAACGTCAACGTCTACGCGACGGCCGCTGGCAAGATCACGGACGCGGTCGTCCCTGGCGCCTTTTGGGTGGGCAAGACGGCGCCCGGCTCTTCGGCCGCGGCGGACAACGACGTCGTCGAGGTCATCCCTCGTTTCCCCCGCGTGAATCCCTAATCCCGGATAGCGGGCACGTTCAGCAAATTCGACCCCAACCACACGATGATGAAACCACGAATTCAACTCCACGCCGCCATCGCCGCGGTTTGCTCCCTGTTTTCCCCGCGCCGCGAGGAAGTCTGCAACTCCCTGCCGCCGCGCGCGAAGGGGCCAAAGATGTCGGCCCGCCGCGAGGCGATGGAAAACGCGCTGATGCAGATCGACGCCGCCGAGTTCGACCCGAAGCCCGGATCGGCATTCGTCCACGACCGCGTGGAAGAAGCCAACGCCTCGCTCTTCGACAGCTCCAACCTCTCCGAGCCTCTGACCAACTACGCGGTCGGCTGGCGCGACGAAAGCGGACTGGACGAGGCGCTGCAATTCTTCGCCCCGGACGTGCCGGTCGGGCTGCGCTTCGAATACCGGCAGTTCAACAACGCCGACGACTTCGAGAATGACGTCGACGATGCCCGCGGCATCGGCGCGAGCTTCAAGGAGTTCATCGAAGGCGGCCAGATCATCCAGGACAAGGTCCTGAACCGCGGTCTCCAGATCTCGGTCGACGAGGATGAAGTGCAGGACGACCCGAACTGGCGGGAGCGCAAGACGCGCAAGCTCCTGAACCGGATCAAGCGCAACAGCCTGATCCGCGCGGTGGCCCTGCTGGACGCCGCTGCGGTCAACCAGGCGGTGACCTGGAACACCACGGCCGGGACCGATCCGGACCAAGCGGTGGAAACCGCGCTGGCAGCCGCCGCTGACAGCTCCGGGATGATGCCGAACCGGGTGGCCTACGGCGAAACCGCCCGCCTCCTGCGCCGATTGTCTCTCCGCGCCCAGACCCACGCCGGTGGTTTTGCCAACGCGGGGATGACCGCCGCCGACCTGGCCGCCTACCTCGGCGTCGACTCCGTCCTCTTCGCCGCGAGCCGCTACGGCACCGGGGCGACCAAGACCCGCCTGATGGCCAACCTGGTGCTGGCGTTCACCGCCTACAACGGGATCGATCCGGAGGACTCCTCGAACATCAAACGCTTCTTCCGCCTGCTGGATGGCCAGCGCTACCGCGTCTACGAGTGGCGCGATGGCCCGAAGAAGTGGAAGATCGCCGTGGAGCACTACGAGCGGATCCGCATCACCTCGACGCTGGGCATCCGCAAGCTGACCGTCAGCTGAGGACTCCGGATCGTTCGTTCAGTCCAAGTGGCGGTCGGGCGCGGGTATTCCCGGCCGCCATTTCACCGAGCGAATTTCCGGCGACTACTCCGGATGCCACGCGGAGGACCGACTGCCAGCCCACCGTGCAGCCGATGCGGACCCGCAAGGGTAATGCAAACCCCGCGAGCGGCTGCGGGGAGTAACGGGGGAAGCCGCAATTTTTCACAACGACCACCACGACCACACGCATGAGCTGGAGAGCACTAACGGAAGACGACATCCGCGCGGCCATGGCCGGGCCGGAGGACACGGCGTATCGCGAGACGCTGCTGGCGACCGGCCAGACCGATCCGCTGCCGGAGATCATCTCCCATGTCACGACCCAGGTGCGGAACGCCATCCGCAGCTGCGCGAAAAATCGACTGCATGCCGACGCGAGCTATCTGCCGGAGGGGGCGATCTACCACGCGGTTTCCCTGGTGCGCTACCGGTTGCTGAGCCGCTTCGCCATCGGCGAGCAGGATCAGCCCGGCGAAGCCCGGACCAACGAATACCGCGAAGCACTGCGCTGGCTGGAGCTGGTGCGGAGCTGCCGGGAGGTGGTCGATCAACCGGACGGCAACGGCACGGAGACCGCCGGCAGCCAGATCGAGGTGCTCTCCAACAACCCGCGGGAGGCGACCCGCGACAACCTCAAGGGCCTCTACTGAGATGAAAGGACTGCACCAACAACTGGCCGGAAAGCACCGGGAAATCGAGCTCGCCGAGCAGGCGGTCGAAAAAGACCGCGAATCGTGGCGGACGCCGACCGCCGACATGGTGGCGGCGCATGACGCCAAGGAGCGCCTGCCGCGGCTGCGGAACGAGGCCGCGAAGCTGGCGACCGACATCGAGCTGGGTGAGGCCGCGCACCAGTCGCTCAACCACGCCCTGACCCACATGCGCACCATCGACGCCGGCGGCCGCGAGCTGTCCCTGGCGATCACCGAGGCGGAGACCGCGGTGTGGCGGCTGCGCAATCACCTGGGGCAGCGCTGATACCCCGACCCCTTTCCCACGACCATGGACCCGGACATCCTCGACCAGATCACCGACGCGTTCCTCGCCGCGTCGGCGCGCGGGGAGATGCCGACGAATCTGGACACCGAGGGCCTCCGCGAACTCAGCGCGGAGCTGCGGGCCCGCAGCGTTTTCACCGCGCGCGGGACCAACGCGATTTTCGTTTCCAAGATCAAAGAGGTGATCGACCTGCTGACGGCCGGGGACATCGGCGAGGCGGATGCGCGGCTGGGGCTGATCGAGACGCTGCGGGCGGTCGGCTACACGCCCGAGGGGGGCTTCCCGGATGATCCGCCGGGCACGGTGCCGCCGGCGGTGGCGGGCACCTTGCAGGATCTGTCTTCCTTCCGCCGGCTGGACCTGATCGTGCGCACCCAGATGGACCTGATGCAGGGCGCCGGCGACCAGATGCGCGGCGCGACGCCGGAGCGGCTGGCCGCGGCCCCCGCCTGGGAGCTGATCCGCGCCATCCCCAGCGAGATCCCGCGCGACTGGCCGACGCGATTTGCCATCGCCGGCGGGACCATGATCCGCGGCCGGATGGTCGCCTTCAAGGGCGACCCGGTATGGGGTGAGCTGGGGAGCTCCGGGAACTTCCGGGATGCGCTGGACGTGGATCATCCGCCCTTCGCCTTCAACTCGGGGATGCGCTGGCGGGAAATTCTCCGCCCGGAGGTGGAAGCCCTGGGCGTGCGCGGGCCGAATGGCGAGAGCATCGACGAGTGGCTGGCCAGCCGACCCATGACCATCGCCGGCCAGATGCCGCTGCCGACGCCGCGGGTCTCCATGGCCGGTGTGGATCCGGACCTGCGCCGCGAGTTCGAGGCGGCCACGCGCGCCGTGCCGGTGCCGGGGAAGCCCGACCTACTGGAGCCGGGCGACGATTTCTACGATGACGAGATGAGCCTGGAAGAGATCCGCGAAGCCGAGCGCCGGCGCCGCGCCGCAGGAAGGGGGCAAGCATGAGCGACCCGATCTTCAACATGCGGATCGACGCCCGCCGCCTGGCATCCACCGCGGAGGAGGTGCAGCGGCTGCGCGGCGCGCTGTCCAACCGCAAGGAGCTGCACGCCCGCCTGGCCATCGTGGCGACCGAGGAAACCCGCGACCATGTCCGCAGCGATCCATCCCACGCCACGGCCACCCGCCTGGGGGCACGGCCGACGAACTTCCGCGCCCGCTCCGCCGCGTCCATCACCGGGATCGGCACGGACGATACCGCGATCGTGCGCATCCCGCGCCGCACGGGTCTGGCCCGTGCCTTCCGCGACATCGTCATCCGCCCCGGCAGTGGGAAAAAGCTGCTGACCATCCCGGCGGACAAGCGGACCTACGGCAAGCGCGCGGGAGAGTTCCCCCAGGGCACCTTCGCCTTCGCCTTTTCCGTGGAGCGCCGCACGCCCATGCTGGTCTTTACCGACGGCAGCGGGGTGGGCTACTGGCTCAAGCCCAGCGTCACGCAAAAGCAGGACCGCGGCCTGCTGCCGAGCGACAAGCTGTATCGCACGCTCGCCCGCCGCACCGTCGACCAATTCGTGTCCGAGATCCTGAAAGGAGGCCAGGCATGAGCCGTGTGCTGGACATCGCCGAACTGATCAAGGCCCGCCTCGAATCCCGGCCGGCGCTCGCGGGAGTCGACATCGTGGTGGATCGGCAAAAGGACCTTGCGACCGTGGTCAGCAAGGGCGTGGGCAAGGCCAAGGGCTGCTGCGTCACGATCCTTTTCGAGGGCTTCCAGGTGCCGGACCGGAACACGCCGGGGCCCCAGGTCCGGCCGCGCTACACGCTGCGCGTGTGGAGCCGCCCGATCATCAAGGACGACCTGCCGGCCGACGAGGTGGTGGAGGAGATCGCCCGCGCTCTGCACCACTGGATCCCGGAGGGCCTGCACGCCTACGGCGAGATGACCGTGACGGGCGGCGACCTGGTGCCGGACAAGACGTGGCTGATCTACGAGATCGAAACCGAAATGACCCTCAAGCTCTGACGAGACCCGAGACTGCAAGACTCAAGACACAAGAACGGAACATGAAGACGAAGGACCAAGATACCAAGCAGGCCGCGACGCTGCTGTCGTGGGAAGTGGCGCGGGTGCCGGAAGGCGCGAACAGCCTCAAAATTGGCGCGGTGCGCTGCGCCGTGGGTGCCCAGGTGCGCCTGACTCAGGAGGACGCCGACAAGCTGCTGGCCGCGCTGCCGCGCTGCCTGGTCTTCCAAGGAATCTAACCAACCGACCAACCACTGAACCACCGAACCACCGACCACCATGTCCAACCAAGCACGCCTGAGCGAACGCCTGATCGGCCTCTTCGCCTACTTCGTCGAAAACGGCACGACCGTGGATGCCCAAACCGTGTCCGCCACCGTGGTGCCGGACGCATCGCCCACCACGAACTGGCTGCGCCTCGGCACCATCCTGCCGGGCGCCGCCTTCGGCCTCCAGGAGGAGGATGACAGCTATCTCTCTCCCAGCCCTTCGGGCGGCTTCGAACGCATCGACCGGATGAACGTGATGCAGGATTTCATCACGCTCCAGACGCGCGAGATGAGCGGCATCGTGGATCGCCTCCAGATGGGCCTCAACTCCGCGATCGTGGAAGGCACGCCGCAAAGCCCGCACGTCAGCAAGGACCGCAAGATCACCGGCTGGCTGCTGCTTCAGGCCCGGCAGGTGGGCGGGAACGGCAACGGAACCGATGATTTCCGCCTGCTGTGGTGGGCGGACATCCGCCTGGGCGAGCAGCCGCGCTACGAGAACCGGGTGGTCAGCCCGACCCTCAAGGTGATCAAGCGGGCGAACACGCTCAACTCGATCAACTTCCCGGCCGCTGTCTGAGGCGGAGACGCAAGACTGGAAGACTGAAGACGCAAGACTGGAACTCCGAACCTGACCGACCCCCATGCCCGACGCCCCTGTCCAGATCCTCCCCAACCAGGGGGCCGGAACCACGCCGACCGCGCCGGTGCAGGTGGCGGCGAATGCGGGGGCCGGCGTCACGCCGACCGCGCCGGTCCAGGTGGCCGCGAATGCGGGGGCCGGCGTCACGCCGACTGCGCCGGTCCAGGTGGCCGCGAATGCGGGTGCCGGTGTCACGCCGACTGCGCCGGTCCAGGTGGCCGCGAATGCCGGGGCGGGCAGCGCGCCGGCGTCGCCGGTCCAGATCGCGGCGAATGCGGGGGGCGCTGGCACGCCGACCCCGCCGGCCTACGTGCTGCCCAGCGCAGCCGGGGGTGGCGCGTCCCTCACCTATGCCACCGGCACCCTGACGGTGCTGGGGAACAGCGGCGACGCGAGCGTGAGCATCCTCGGCTACTACTTCGGGCTTTCCGTCACGACCCCGGATCCTGGGCTGTCCATCGCGGAGACCTACGCGAAGAACCTGGCGGAGGAAATCAACTCGCTCTTCGAAGGAGCGGGCTTCCGGCCGATCGCGGCGGTCTCCGGTGCCGTGGTAACCCTCACGGCCAACCTGCCGGGCATCGCGGGAAACCAGATCGACATCGCGTCCAGCGACGCAAATGTCGTGGCATCGGGGCCCTACCTGACCGGCGGCGGTGGCGACCCGATCATCTCGGTCACCGGCACGCTGACCAAGAACGGCACGGAGCCGGTGGTCTTTCCAGTGCTAGCGGTCGACCAGTCGCGCGCCAGTGCGGAGGCGGAATACTCCAGCACGGGCTGGGACCATAACACCGGCGGGCCGGCGCTGACAGGGTGGTATTACACCGGCCGGATCGAGGCCGTGATGACCGGCACCTTCCCGGCGCTGGTCTTGACCGGGTATCGGTGGCGGTTGAGGGCAACCCGTTACAGCGCGGGCGTCCAAGCCGAGTTCGCCAGGTGGACCAGCGCGCCGCAGCCCACGAGTCACCCGATCGAGGCGGCGACCGGCTGGACAGCGGACAGCCCGGCGACCGGGACGCCCGCCGTGACCGTGCCGGTGCTGCAAGGCTTCGCCGCGCCGCCGGTGGTGGCCGGTGCGGCCGCTGGCGGAGCCCCTGCAAGCCCCGTGCAAATCGTCAGCAACAGCGGTGCAAGCACCCCGGCCGCGCCGCCGGCGGTCATCTAACAACGCCATGATCGCGTCCCGCTGGAAGCTGACGCTGGACCCCGCCGGCACGCCGCTGGTGCTGGTGGACCACGACCAGCGGATCGAGGCGGAGATGGGATTCCCCTGGCAGCAGTCGGGGGATGCCCGCGGCCGGATCGGCGCGCCGAATGCCGTGCGCGTCGGCCGCGGCCAAGCGAGCACGGAGGTCGCCGTGACGGCCCTGCAAGACCATGCCGACGATGCGGCGGCACGCGGCTGGATCGTGGCCCTGCAACCGGAGCTGGCGACCTACTCCGGCCGCACCGCCCCGCTGCTGCTGGAGATCCAGGGCGGCAGCCGCTACGAGCTGCCCGCGGTCAGCCTGGATACCGTGGAGTCGGAGGTCATCCCCGCCCCCTGCGCCCGCACGGCCACCTCCTACCGCCTGACCGGCGGCGGCGAATGGCAGTCGCTGCCCGACCCGGAGGCGCCGGATCTGGACCCGCTTTTCGTGGAGACCGTCGAGGACACCGCGGGCCGCTGGATGGAGGTCGCGTTCATCTCGCCGGTGCTGCTGACGGGCAGCGCGGCCGCCGGCTGGACCTGCACCGTGGACGGCGTGACCATCCGCACGGACCTGCAACAGTCGACCGATCTGCAAACGTGGACGCTGGGGCAATTCACCGGCGCGGCCGGCTACCCGGTGGCCGTGGCCGGCGGGTGGGAATACCGCGCGCGGGCGGTGGTCCCCACGCGCTGGAACTCCGTGATGACCGACCTGACGGCGACCAGCGATCGAGCTGGCAAGTCGATCACCGAGATCGCGGTCAAGGGCGTGCCGGTGTCCCTGCCCGGCTACCCCTACGCGATGCCGGCGGCCGCGGCGACGCTCCAGGCGCACTTGCGCGCGGCCGGCTACACCGGCGCGACGGTGACGAGCGTGGCGCGGCCGCTTACCGTGTCGATCCGCAACTACCTGTCCAGCGGCCCCTTCATGATGCAGTCCACGGTCTCCGGCGGGGCGGTGACTCAGGTGAGGGCCTACATCGCCGGGGTCTGGACGCCGGTGTCTCTGCCGGCCTATCCCTACGCGCTGCCCGGCTCCCGCGCGACGCTCCAGACGCACCTGCGCGCTGCCGGATACAGCGGGGCAGTGGTCCAATTGCTGGGCGACGAGTGGACGATCGCGCTGCCGAATGTCCTGGCCTCCGCGACCAACCGCAGCCTGATCGTCACGATCAATCCGGGCGATCCCTTCCCGGCGTTCGACTTCGCCGGCAACTACGTCGGGGATGCGCCGGCCAACATGATCGTGGGCACCTCCGGCAACGTCCGCACGCCTGCCGGCGCGCCGCTGGACGAGCACCCGCGGCAGTTCGCCCGCCTGAAATTCACGAGCCCCTGACCCATGCGCATCCTCTCCAACTGGCGGCTGACATTCGACCCGGCGGGCACGCCGCTGGTCCTGGTGGACATCGGCCAACTGATGGACGGCGAGATCATCATCCCCTGGCGGCAGCAGGCGGAGACCCGCGGCCGCATCCGTGCCGCGGCCGCCATGCGCGTGGCCCGTGGCAACGCGGAGTCCGGCATCACCCTGACCACCTACACCGACCACGCCAGCGACGCCGCGGCGCGGCTGTTTTGCCTGCAACGGAACATCGCGATGGCCGGCTACAGCGGCCGCACCGCGACCCTGCGGCTGGAGATCGCCGGCAGCGCGCTGGTCTATCAGATGGCGGCTGCCACGCTGGACGTGGCGGAGACCGAGCTGGTCGTGGCCCCGGTGGCCCGCACCATGACCCGCTGGAGCGTCGGCGGGACGGCGTGGACGCAGGTCGTCTAACAACCCACGAATCCCACGAGCATGGCCGAAGAGAACATCGACATCCAGATCCGGACGAAGGCCGACACCGCCGGCATGAAGCAGGCGGAGGACGCCATCAAGGGCGTGGACACCGCGGCGAAGACGGCGGGCCGCTCGATCGAGGTGATGGAGCGCGAGGCCGGCTATCTGGAGCGGACGCTGCGCAAGCTGGACCCGGCGAGCGATCAATTCGCCCAGACCGCGACCAAGCTGGGCGAGGTCCGCAAGGAGATGAGCCAGGCGGCGGCGAAGGCGGATGAATTCGCCGGGAAGGCGGGCGGCGCGGCGGGACGGGCCCGCGGATTCGGCGCGGTGGCGACGCAGGCCGGCTTCCAGGTGCAGGACTTCGCCGTGCAGGTGGGATCGGGCACCTCGGCCTTGACGGCGTTCGCGCAGCAGGGGTCGCAGATGCTTGGGATCTTCGGCCCCGGCGGGGCGCTGGCGGGCGCACTGCTGGCGATCGGCGCCGCGGCCTTCAGCGCCTTCCGCGCGGCGGGGGATGCGGGCGAGGACTCCACGGAAAAGGCCGCGGCCCTGGCGGCGGAGTTGGTCAAGGCGACCGAAGAGGCCGCGAAGCTGAATGACGAATTTGGGACGGCGTCGGCCGAAGCGTTCATCGCCGCGCTGGAGCGGGAGGCGGAGTCCTTCCGCACCGTGAATGCGGAAGTGGAGCGGAACATCGAGCTGCTGCGCGCGCGCCGCCGGGCGCAGGCGGAAGTGGAGGACGAGCAGGCCGCGCTGGAGCTGCTGCGGATCGACCAAGACACGACGATGACCGAGGAGGAAAAGATCGTCGCCCGCGGTCAGGTGCAGGAGGGCATCGAGGGCCGGCGGATGGCGGGCAGGCTGGCGGACATCGGCGACCGGGTGACCGCGGCCGATGCCGCGGCCGCGGATGCGCGGAGAAAGGTGCAGTCGACCGAGCTCTCGCGCGACGATGCCGCGCAGCGGCTCGCGCAAGAGCAGGCGGCGGCGGAGGAGCTGCGGGCGCGGATCGCCGCCGCGGATCGGGTGGCCGCGGCGCAGAAGCAAATGGACAGCCTGACGGCCACCGGTCGCGATCCGGCGACCGGAAAGTTGCAGCTCGGGCGGGATTTCTACGAGACGCGGGCCCGGCTCCAGCAGGAGCTGGATGCGGCCAACGCGGCCTCGCTGGGACCGGTGACCGATGAGGACCGCGGCCGGCTGAATCTACTGGAAGGGCCGGAAGGCGAAAGCGGCAGCATCGCGGCACTGAGCAAGGGGCTGGAGGGCTTGCAAAAGGCATTGGAGGACGCCCGCAAGGCCGCCGATGAAGCCGCCACGAAGCGCGACCAGACGGCCGCGGTGGCCGCGGAGGAGATTCAGGGCGTGACCGGGGCCTTCATGGTCGGGCGGGAGCGCCGCGGTCTGGCGACCAGCGGAGCGGCCGCGGCCGCCGAAGCGCGCCGCCAGCAGGAGGAGCAGCAGCGGCAGCGCGAGGAGCAGCAGCGGCAGCAAGCCGCCGGGCTGGAGGGTGAGAACATCGCCGACTCCCTGGTGCGCGGGGCGGCGAACCCTGCGCAAGCCGCCGCCCTGGAAGGGATCGGCAACCGGCTAGCCGCCGGCGGCGACATGAGCGAGCTGGTCGCCGCGATCGAGCGCATGATGGGGGCGGCGAGTGAGGCCCGCGCCCGCGAGCTGCGCCGCGCGCTGGAGCGGATCGAGCGGCTGGAGGCGAAACTCAAAACCAACGGCGACACCGGCAAATGAGCGCGGTCTGGGCGATCAATGGGACCCCCTTTGACCAGGCGGGCGTGGAGTCGGCGGTGGCGACCTTTCGCGCCGGCGCGCCGTCCGAGATGCGGCTGGGCCTGGTGCGGGCCTACGACGCGGCTCCGCTGGTGAGCTACGGCGCGGCCGTCACGATCACCTGCGACGGGACCGCCTATTTCCGCGGCCGGGCCCGCGCGATCCAGCCGAGCGCGAATGAGAGCACGGAGGGGCAGACGATGGAAATCGTGGACGCCTGGCAGGATCTGGAGGACACGATCTATCAGGAGCCGTGGGCGGCCGGCGTGGGCAGCGTGATGCTGCCGATGGCGGTGCTGGGAGTGGCCAGCGGCACCGGCGCGCGGATCACGACCTCCCAGCAGATCACCGAGGCGGTCAACTACGCGATCAGCGCCGGCGTCTCCATCCAGATGGGCAGCGTGCCCACGGGCATCCTGCTGTGGCCGACGGAGGTCCGCAATGTGAGCGTGGCGGAGGTCATCCGGCTGAGCCTGCGATTTCACGCGGATTGGGTGCCGTGGATCGACCACGCGACATCGCCGCCGACCCTGAATATCACGGCGCGGGCGTCGCTATCCACGCGGGTATTGGCGGCCGCGGACTTGGCCGCGGTGAACATTATCCGGCGCGATGATCTCCAGCCGGCGTCGGTGCGTATCGTGTATCTTAATGCGACGGTCATCGACGGCGTGGTCTATCGCGACGGGATCATCGATAAATATCCGGCCGGCGGACCGGATAGCGGGCCGCGTGTGCTGTCGAATGTCGTCGAGCTCGCCGGCGGGCAAATGCAGTTCCAGAAGAGCCGGATCCAGACGCGGCCGCTGCCGACCGATCAGGCGTCCGCGAAAGCGTGGCTGAAGAAGAAATTCCCCCACCTGAAGGACGTGCCGGACAGCCACTTCAACGTCACGGAATGGGACAAGGAGCTGATCGCCGACGTGGACGACCACCCCGAGCCGATCAATCCCCGCGCGCAGCGGCTGGTGGCGGCCGATGCCGACGATCTGCCGCGGGAGCTGATCCGCGGGACGATCGAGGACTGGATGCGCAAGAAGGTGGGGCGGGTCCGCATCTCCGTGAGCATCACGCCGACCGGGACGGCCACCGCGACGACCCGCGCCGCGATCCGGAAGGGGACGCCGCCGCTGACCGTGACGGCCACCAACGCCGTCACGAAGATCTACAAGGGGGTGACTCAATTCACCGCGCCGGAGAGCGCGCCGACGGGCATCGCGCAGCGGATCTACGAGTCGCTCGCCGTCTACCAGCACGAGGGCAGCGTGACTTTCGAGGCGGAGGACGTGCCCACGACGCGCTACCACGGGACGGCGCTCAACATCACCGGCGGAGCGTCCGGCTGGTCGTCCATGCTGGCGACGGTGCACCAGGCCACGGTGGACATCGGCAGCGGCAGCGTGTCGCTGAGCATCGGCCCCGCGCCCTTCCTGAGCGCGGAGGATTTCCTGGAACTCCAACGGCTTTTCCGCGGCCGGCCGGTGACGTGGATGAGCCAGGCGGAGCGGACGAGCAACGAGCTGGGAGCCGAGGAGGAGCCGGGCAGCAAGGGTGACACCGTGAGCGGCTACGATGCGCCGGAGACCTTCGCCGACCCGATCGAGGTCAGCGCGAACGAGCAGCCGCTGGAAGCCTACATCGCCGCCGGGAAGGTGCTGGTCCGGCCTGGATTCGTGAGCGGCGTCGTCCCGACCATCGGCGGCGTCGCGATCAATGCTGCCACCCCGCCGCAACTGACGCCCGCGGAGGGCGACAACTGGCTGCACCTCCGCGGCACCTATGAGCCAAGCACCCACACCATCGCGCCCGGCTACGTCGCGATCGGGTCCGCCGGCACGGTGTCCGCGGTGTCCTTTGTGCTGACCGCCAGCGCTACGCCATCGCCGGCGGAGGACTATCCGACGGTCACCGGCGGCGCGGCCACCGATGGGCACTTCGACATCCTCTGGGGCAAGATCGTCAAGGACGGCGACTCGGTCGCGATCGAGGAGCCCTCGGGCGGCGGCAACGCCTCGGTCGTTTTCATGCCGCCCAACCTCTACGTCGCTTTCCGCAACGTCAACGTCTCGGCGCCATGAGCCAGCAGTGGACCCCCGGCACCGGCACCGGCAACCCCTTGCCCGTCCCCACGTCCATCGGGCTGATCCGGGTGCGCGCCATGACGGTGGAGGTGGTGCCGACCGGCTTCCCGCGCGAGTTCGACGGGGTCACGAAATACTACCGCAGCATGGTCACGGTGACATCCTACGCCGGGATGGTCCGGGACAACACGGCCCCCACGCCGGACACGACCTACAGCGTCACGCCGCGCACCATCACCGAGACCGTCGACCGCGGCTGGAATGTCGCCACGACCATCAACGGCAGCACCGACTTCGACGACGATGCCGCGCCGACCTACGACGAAGATCCGGCCGTCTGGACGCCGGCCCTCGTGGGCTCCCCCACCTGGGACGCGCCGGACGATCCGGTGGACACGGCGACCACCTCAACAGTCGTCCGCCAGGCCAACGGGATCTGGTCCGGCACCGAGACCACGGTGGTCACCTGGTCGGACGAAATCACCCAGGAGGACCTCGCCGGCGCACTGGCCGCTGCTCGCGACGCGGCGGTGTTTGACAGCAGCACCTACAGCCTGGGCGCTGCGATCTCGCCGGCGCCGGACTACACCTCCGACCCCTTCGATGGCTCCAAGAGGCTGGTGGTCGTCGAGTATTCCATGGGGACCTACAGCGGCCGGGCGTTCATCTCCGCCGTCGAGCTCCTACGCCGCACCGTGGGCTCCGCAGCCGTGTTCGAGGAGACCCCATTCACCGTGGCGCTCGCCGACCCGGTCACGATCTCCGGCGACCACGGGCAGGACAGTTTCAGGGGAGACGACCTGATGCTTTTCAGCGGCTGGCGGCGGATTGATCTGTTCGACCGCTATCCGGACGAGCCGGCCGAATTCACCGGCACCGCCAGCGCGTGGGTTGTGCCCCTGAGCGGCCACAACTACGTGACCTCGACCACCGGGACCATCACGAACGACAGCGGCGCGGCCTACCTTGGCGGGGTGAGCGCCGCGCCGGTGACCGGGGAGCCCGCGCAGTTTTTCCATTCGGTCGGGGAGGTCTCTCCCTGATCGGCGTGTGCGGACGGCGCGGATCTGCGGGCGTTGCAAAGCGCCCGCACGAATCTTGCAGAGCCGGCCGCCGAAACCTACGAAAAGGTCCGATTTTCCAAATTGGACCGCAAAATTTCCAAACTGCGGTCGCGCTTACAT